TCTTATTTTGTAATGTTTCTAAATTGTGTGTAGTTTCTTGGACTGCCGATGCTTGTTGTTGAACAACCTCTAGTTCGTCTTCAGTTACCGCAGTGAAACCAAAATCAAAATCGAAATCTGCCATCTTAGTTCTCCTTAAAAATGTTTGAGTATTTTTGTAACTTCTTAAGTTTCTTGTCACTGAGTTTGTCTATCTCTTCTTCGGTAAACATACCTTCCTGATACATTATACCAATCATAGCAACAAGGTCACCCATCTCTTTCACAAGAGCAGTATAGTCATTACCAAATCTTTTTATCTTTGAGACTTCTACAATTACTTCAGCACATTCTTCTGAAAGAATCTGTAGTATCTCTTGGTGTTTATCTTTTATTAAATTTTCCATAGTTATGTAAAGTTATAGTTAATTGCCCATCTCATTTGCTGAGTGGTTGGTGTTGACGAAGAATGGAAATGGGAACCATCAAATATCACTAACCGATTTCTTTTAGGGGTTACTCTTTCTAATATTTCAAAATCTTTAAATGTCCCATCTGAATTTTTTTCGAAACCCCATCCCATCAAATCTAGATAATCGAATAATTTCCCAGTTAAGTCGTCACCTGCTTGAAATCTATAATTATATTGATTTTTGTAAATATATGTATCACCATCACAATCATCTAAGTATAAAAGACCGACCTTATGCGGAAATCTGATATCATCTACATGCGGTTGATTGATGATTGGTTTAATATCTCTTGGTATAACTCCAATTCTAACTCTTTGTAATTTACTTCCTTCCTCACAATAATCATTACTAAAAGAAAGAAAACTGTGATAAAATGTTTCAGAATGAGCAGCAGTAGCATTTACTAACATACTAAAACTATAATGAACATCACCAAATTGATTATCTTTACTATCAAAAGCAGTTTGGGTCACCCCTAGATTCATCTTGTTTTTAGTAACATCTTCTAATCTTTTAAACAACCACTCTGGTAACGCATTGTCAATTACATTTATCATACGAAAAAACTCTCTAGTGTAGTTTGCCTTTCGACAGACCAATCGATACAATCAAGGATTGCTTTTAACGGTTCGACGAAAGATTTATCAAATTGAATATCATAGTCAATATAGTCTTCAACCCCAAATTCTTTGGGTAAACTATTTATGATTGACAGAACATTCTGTTTAAGTGGGTTGGGTGTCTTCATATAAGAAAACTTAACTTTGTCACCCTCTTTAATTGGTTCAATTCGTTTGATGTTATGAACCTTCAGTAGATAGTTATGAAGTATCGCACCACGAACATGGATTGGTGTGCCACTTGCGACAGCAAATGATTCTGTCTTAACTTCCCACTTCTTTAGTTCACTCACACTTCGAGGAAACGCAACATCTTCGAAAGGGAGTGTCTTAAATTCTTCTTTGAAATCTTTGATGAATTTCTGAACGGTTTCTTCGTCAGTAGTCAGTATCAACTTCAATGCTTTTTCGAGAGCAGTTCTTACGACTTGTGGGGTTGATGACTTGACTGTTTCAAGACCCATCACTTTGAGTTTTGGTTCTGTGTATCGAACACCTTCGTTGTCATACACATTGAGAACATATCTTTTCTTAGCAGTCCATATACCTTTGTCTGCGATTACCTCTCTATCCATGAACATCTTCTGTTCATAGGCATTCATCATATCTGCTAGTTCTTTATAAGACTTGTTGATGTATGGTTCGATTTTTTGTTTAGCAACCTTATCAAGGAAGTCGACGGGATTCTTCGGAGAAAACTTATCAACAAGTCTACCCATATTAACATAGACAGAGTCAGTATCAATAGCAATAATATAGTCACGGTTTATAGTCCTTAGTAGTTCATTCAAAAACATATTGAGTTTCTTCTCAATCCATCTAATCGACAACTGACCAGAGAGTGTGATTGCTTCTGCTTGTCGAACATCGAAGAAACGGAAGTATTGATTACCAATCGCACCGTATGCTGAGTTCAACTGAACCTTCTTAGCAAGTTGTAGATTCTTATACTTAGAGATATCTTTCTCTATTTGTTTAGTGTCAATACCAAGTGCTTTTGCTTCTTCGAGTTTGGTTTGTGACTCTAACATATTCTTCTTCGCAATGACACGGTCATCATACATTCTCTGCATCATCTGTGGAAGGAAACCTTGTTTGTCTTTACGAAAGATTTGACCATTACCTGCCATACAATCAAAGACATCTGGTCTACTGAAATCTTCTGAAAGCAACTTATCAACAGTTACATCTTTACGATGACCTTCCATAATAGTATCTGGAGAGATATTGTATTGCATAATCAAGTGAGGGTAGAGAGACGCAAGGTCAAACGAAACAACCCATTCGTGTAAACCGACTTGTGGTGGTTTAACATAAGCACCCTCATACTGAGAGTTTTTAATCGAGTCTTTCTTAGGTGGAACTACGATGTTAGAATCGAGTAACCAGTTATGAATGAGAACATCCCACATTCTTACTTGAGTGTAGGTGTCTTTATAATTTACTTTAGCATCATATGCGATTGCGAGAAGCATCTCAATTAGTTTCATTTTATCTTCAATCGCATCTACGAGTCGAACATCTTTAATATTGTAGTCGATAAACTTCTCATAATTAGTTTCGTATAAGTCTTGTAGACTGTCTACTTCAGAGTAGTCAAGTTTTCTCTCACCCAGTTCAACACAACCAATGTGGTCAAGTCGATAGGATTCTTGTTGTGAGTAAGTAAACTTCTTGTTGACTTCGAGATAGTCTAGGATAGTAATACCTTGTAGAAGATATTCTTGTTGTTCTCTGTTGAATACAATCTGTGTTCTCGAATCAATTGAACGAGAGGGAGACATTCTTTTTGCTTCGGTCTCACCCAATACTTTTGTGATACGATTGACCATATAAGGTATATCAAAGAATCGTATGTTCCAACCAGTGATAATGTCAGCATCAGCAGATTGCCAAAACTGTAAGAATCGTTTGAGTAAGTGTGCTTCGTCGTGACACTTGATATAGATTACATCATCTTGTTTAGCAGTGTAGTCTTGACAACCGAAAGTGTAATACTTACCTAAGTAAGAAGCAGTGATTGCTGTGACTTCGTTCTCTGCTTTGTCTGGGACTGGAAAACCATCTTTAAACTCAACCTCGATATCGAAGTTCAGTATCTTAATTTGTTCTGGGTCGTATGAGGTATCATAGTGTTCATTGACACAAGCATACTCATAGAGATTCGTACCGTAAATTTCGAAGTTGTCTACATCTTCATACTTCTTATAGAATTGACGAGCAGCAGACATCGAGTCTTGTTTGACTGGTTCTACTGGTTTGCCGTGAATGTTTTTGTAGTCTAAATCTTTGTTCGTAGAAACATAGAGGGTTGGTTTATACCAGAGTTTGTCATCAAATCTCTTTCCCTCATTGTAACCACGAACATAGACATAGTTACCTTTACGGTAGAAGTTGGTGTAAAATTTCATAACACCATTATATAGTAAATACTCTCAAAAGTCAATCTATGTGATTATCTTTTGTTGAGGAGTAGCAATGCTACCAGTCATCTGATTGTAAGAGTCTTCCATATTCGGTCCAGGATTAACGATGAACATAATGTGTTTCTCTTTACAAACAATATGGTCTAAGTCAGCATAACCTATGTAAGGCATGAAAGTAAGTTTACCTTCTGCTAGTGGAACAATCATCACTGGGTTGTCCACCCTCGTGTCTTCATTAGCATTATAGTCTTCATCGACTTTACCAATAATCTCTTCACCACTGGTAAGTCTTATTAATCTTATTACCTTCATAGACCCCAAAACTCCTTAAGAGTTTTCCAGAATGATTTCTTAGCAACTGGTTGAGTAACTTTATTAGTTTTAGGTTGTCCTTTGACAGTAGTAGTCAAACCCTTCTTCTTTGCTTTGTTGAAATTCGCAATCATCACTTTCTTAGTGTCATTCATATCGAGTTCGACACCTTGTTTTGCTGCGAATGTTTTGAGTTGACCTTTGGTCATCTTTTGTAGATTCTTCATAATCTCTCCATAATTAAAAGTGGGGTAGCATCACACTACCCCTATTCATAAACACACTAATCTTCAAGTCCCCATTTGATACGCAACCAAAGTCTGTCATACAAATAATAACTTGTAGTCCAAACAAGATTTATAACGATAGCAGGTATTATTGCTGTTGTATAATCTTGTCCAGTAATCAATAACATAACATAAGTTGAAAGTATGACCCAACATCTGTATATTAATGTCTTGACTAATGTCCTTTTTCTTGTTGCCTTCAATAGTTCCTATAATGTGTTTTAAACTTACTAACCTAGTAGTTTTTGTTTTAACGATTTGTTAAACTCTCCTAGATTAATTGTCTGAGGTTTATCTTCTTCTGGAACTACATTCTCTAAACCAATTAAAAGCATTCCGTCAACTACATCAGCACCGACTACTTTAATTGTCTCAGCAAGAGTGAAAGTTCTTGTGAAGTTTCTATCTGAAATACCTTTACGAACATAGTCATTTGTATCATCAGTTTCTTTCTTACCTTCAACAGTCAAAATACCTTTCTCAAGTGTTAGGTTAATGTCATCTGACTTGAATCCAGCAACTGCGATTTCAATAAGATAATGACTATCACCTTTCTTAATTACATTATATGGTGGATATGTTTGTCTTGTTTGTTGGTTATCATTAAACTGTAATACAGTATCAAATAGATTGTCAAAACCTAAGAATAGGTCTCTTGGAAATGTTATACTTGTCATTTCATTACTCCTTATATTAAGCAAGTTAAAAAACGAGACCCCTATCGGGCATCTCTCTCATATTCGACCAACTTGGTCAAATCTGTTAAATTCATTATAACTCTATTTATACAAAATGTCAAATTATTTCAAATAAAAGTTGTAACGAGAATAAGTCTTTTTTCGTCACCTTTACACGGTCTCATTGTATGTTTAATCGAACCATCAAACATTATCATTTTACCTTTTTCTGGTTCTTCTTCATGGATAATATTTTCTTGGTCATCAAACAAAACTGTGTTTCCAGAAGAATCGGTTAAATATAAAATTAAATTATTGTGAGGAAACTCGTGGTCTGTATGAGGGGCAGCAAAAAATTGATTGGTTGAATTTGAGAACGATAGGTTTAAGCACATTCTACAAATTTTATTCACTTTGATATTATTGGTATCAGCAAATCTTTTTACAACACCATAAAAGAAATCGTATGTAGGACTTAATATTTTAGGTTCTTCCTTTTCAATGTCATATCTAGATATTATGTTATGTCCCATCCAAGGGGTTTGATAATTACCAACAGTATCATTTGTTAAGTAAAATGGTAAAGAGTCGAGTTGTTTTTCTATCAACTCTAATTCTAAATTACTTAAAATGTTTTTTTGTATAATCATAATAAAAAATTTGGAGGGTGTTTAGAGGACACCCCAACCTCTTTTATTTATAGAAGATTTTACTTAGTAAGAATCTTATATAGGATAGCAGCAGCAACTAATCCAACTAGACCTTGTCCACCCAATTGGGCAACAATGCCAGTGATTGTTCCAATTACATCTCCACCGATAAATGGAACTGTGCCACCAAAGATTACTTGTAGCACAATAGTTAGTGCTATTAGAGCAACACCAATTTCAGTTGCTTCTTTCATCCATCCTTTGATTTGGTCTAACATATTTTTTCTCCTATTGTTAAACAAATTAGTTTAAAGTCTTCTCGGACTTTTCAGTATATTTAATGATTTGAAATCTTCTAAAACGACGAAAATTAGAAACTTTTACCTAAATTATACTTAGGTTCGAGGTTCCATTCTCTTTTTTCTTTGTATGGAAGTATCTTTATTTGTGATAATGGTGCTACTGGTTCAGCACTCATTTCTGGTTTGACGAGTGTTACAAGACCCCATTCTGCTAATAGATTTGCGATTGTATTTCTTCTTGCCATATCTTCAGCACCAAAGTTATTCGGTTTACCATCTAAGGCAAACAGTTCTTTGAAATGAGTAATGTAATACTTTTGTTGTTTATGTAAAATATGACACGACTGATATATCGTCTTACTTTTCTGCGAGGATACACCAATGCGTGTGAGAGTTTCTCTAATCTTTAAGAAGTCGTCTTCATTCACCAATTTGACTTCAATCATTGTATCAATCATTCTTTACCACCTTTCTCTAATTTCTTTCTAATAATATCTAATTGTTGAGCAGTTAGAATGGTGAGTGCTTGTCTTGCTTTGATATCATTATATCCATAATATTCTTTTATAATTTCCACATCACCACTTGTTTCTTTCTTTGACCATTTAGCATATCTCTTTTTTGGTCTTACTATATTTAGTAAAAAGTGATACTGTAGTTTGTTATCTAAGTGGTGGTTGGTATTCATTATGTTCGCAGCAGCAACCGTATCGTTGTGATACGACAAAGCACGATTAGTTAAGAAAGGTGAATATGATTTTTCTGCGAGTCTATCATTGTCTGTTCCAGACATCAAATCTGATTTATGACCGTTGATAGAATTTAAATAATCGAATGGGTTAGTCTTCGCCATATGTTGTCCTTATCAAATACTGCATACGATAAACATCCATCGCAACATCGTGTATAGGGTCGTGACCAACAAATTCTTTTTTTAGATGTTCAGGGACAAACGCATGAAAGATTTTAGTTCCGTATGTAAACCCTTCAATGAATGACCTCGTATCTCTGATTGCCCACCAGTTACCCACATCAAATTGACCTAAGTCTTTAAATATAGAACGAGCAAGCACTGGGTCAAAAGTATTACCTCTTGTCCAGACTCTTTTAGCACTCATTATATTCAAGTCATTATACATAAAGTCTGGCAGTTTGTCAATTGACACATCAGACGAAGACGGTTGAATTTGTTTCTGGACTTCTGGGTCTTGTTTCTTCCACCATTCAAGTCCACCCTTTTCTACTTTACGACCGTATTTCTCCACTTGTTCCTGGACATCAAATTTCATAAACTTTGCCATATCAATTAGTTCTTGATATTCATATGGATTATTTTCGAAACGAGTTTCATCAAACTCAATACCTGCTATGTTTACAGCACAAACAGTTTCTGGAGATTGACCTAAAGTTTCGAAGTCGTATACTACTTCCATTCTGTGTCGACCATTAACTCGGTTAACAATGCCATTGTATTAATCTCTTGGTCGGCAGCAAATGCTGACTTGTATTGATAATCAGCAAGAGTCACAACCACTTGAGGGATACTGTTTGGTTTGGCATGTTCGTAGATTGATTCGTATAGTTTACGAAAGAATGGTGCTGTATCACCGTCGATATTTTGAGCAACCCACTTTCTTACTACACTGAATTCTTTCGCCTTCAGAGCATCGATGAGAGTCTTAAAATTCGTATCTGAGGTGTTATTTAATATACCACTATCGATTTTACCAGTTACACTGTATCTCTGTAATTCGTTTAATATGCGACGATTATCAGGGAAATGTTTATTAATTACTTCGGCAACTACCTTTTTATCAAACTCTACATTTTCTTGCCCAAGTATTTTTAAGACTCTGTCGAAGAAACCCTTTGCCATTTCTGGTTTCTCTTTGTTTGATATTTTAAACTCAACGACCGAACACCTCGAATGAAGAGGAGAGATAATTTTATTAACAAAATTGCAGGTGAGAATAAAACCACAGTTAGCACTATACTCTTCCATAAAGTTTCGAAGTGCTGGCTGAACCGTTTCAGCATTGAGATAATCTGCTTCATCAAGTATGACATATTTACGACCTCCACTTAAAGACATACTCGAAGCAAAGTTCTTAATCTTAGTTCTGAGTGTGTCGATTAATCTACCTTCATCTGAACCATTGATTGTAATATAATCACAACCGAGTTCTTCTAACATTGCTTTTGCGATAGTCGTCTTACCGACACCTGCCGAACCAGTTAGTAGTAGATTTGGAATGTCACCGTTGTTGACGAATGTTTGAAATGTCCTCTTTAGTTCAAGAGGAAGTATCGTATCAGATACAGTTTTTGGTCGATACTTTTCGACCCATAAAAATTCACTCATAATCTATCCATAATATAAAACCTTACCCATATTTTACTACGGATAAGGTAAAAAGTCAATTTAACCGACAAGTTCTTCGTAAAGAGATTCTACCTCTGTATTCTCACTACGAACCTCACCCATATTTTGTTTAAAGTAAATGTTGATTACTTTACGAATATGTTTCTTGTCAAGGTCATACTTGTCGTGTAGTCCAACGATTGCTTCTTTAACAAACTCTCTTTCTGATTCCATTCGGATAAGAGAATCACAACACTCTTGAACCACTTTCATAATTTTTTGTTTATCTTCTGCTAACATTATTTCTCCTGAGGTAAATTTGCTTTTGCGAATGCTTCTAGTCTATTACGAACACCACCAACTATTTCCATATCTTTACCTTCAAATAATCCTTTACTAGCAGTGATATCAATAATTCTAACAACAGTAAGTAAGTCACTTACATCAAGCATAGGACTTTTAACCTCTTCTTGTTTTACTTCTTCTTTCTTTGCCATCATTAACCCTCGTAAGTTGAACCAGACTCAGTAGCAATCCAATACTGTGCTACCGCACCTTTGAAATGTGAAATACCTTTCGCAGAGATTGCGACTTGATAATTACCACTAATCATTTTGAAGTTTTCTACTTTGAATACAAAGTCAAACTTAGCAGTCGTCGAACCAACCTCAATAGCAAACTCATTTGATGTAGGGTTCTTAGTATCAGTAGCAACTAGACGAACCTTGTTATTATCACCTCTTACAACAATCTCTGGAAGAGATAATTGATTAGCAGCATTCATAACTTTAATCATCTGTTCTTTAGTCACATCAAAACTTACTTCTGTTGAAGGTAGTTCAATGTTTTTCTCTGGTGGTGTAGTTACCATGCTTGGGTCTGTGTAAGTATATCTCGACTTAGTAGAACCTTCACTTACTGTAACATTAGAATCACCAAAGTCATACTCAGCATCATCAAATAGAGAACCTAAACCCAAAAACTGATTTAGTTCATAGACAGCAAAGTCTCTTGGGAATGTTTCTGGAACAATTGCTTGAGCAAGAATGTTCTTCTGTTCAGAAACAGTTCTAACAACATTACCTTGTTTGAAAGCAATGCTTGGGTTGATAGTTGCGAAGTTCTTTAAAACTTCAGTGGTCTTTTCACTAATCTTCATTATTATTTACCTCACTGTTAATTGTATCGTGGACATGTAATGCCATTATACCATAATGTAGAACCTTTAACAAATCCTTGCGGGCATCATTTGTAGTTCCCTTCTTCCCATATCGTTGAGCATACTTTATAAGGTTACCGATTGTAAACCCAACTCCATGACCTGCGTCGATTATAAACTCAGTAGACTGAATGTTATTCATCGAGTAATGTTCACCATAAGTTGCGGCAATATAGTCATACAACTCTTTTACCAACTTATCTTCATTATATTTAAATTTACTCATATATTATTTTTTCATATTTTTAATTAAATCTGGGTCTGCGGTTGCCGTCGCACCAATCTGAGCAAGGTCAACCAAAGAACCACCAAAGGTGTAAGAACCAGTATGCATTAGTTTCATCCAAGGACACAACCATACATCCTCACCAATATTTCTCATCCACTGACAGAACATATAATCTTCTGATAGATATCTTTCCGACTCTTCATCAATCAGTGCTTGGAAATACATTGTAATATAACGAGACCCATCAAAGTGTTTAGTTCGCACATGGTCTGGTTTATATTTGTAATCTGGATATGCTTCATCAAACTTATTGAACGCATGTTTGGTTACCATCATAAAACCAGTTCCACCTTCTAATACTTTAACTGGTTCATCAAGTGATACTCTTGTCTGACCACCTGCTGGATTAAATACATAATCACCGACATAGTTTTCTAAGTTGTTTGGATTATCATCTGCGAAACCTTTATCAACGGCTGCTACAATCTTTTCCCAGGCAATTGTTTTCTTTGGATATGGTCCACACATAATATGTTTACCTTTAGGGTCTTCGTGGTCCATTAAAGCAGCAAGTGTAATTACATCATTAGGGTCAAAACCAATATCAGAATCGATAAACATTAAGTGAGTATAATCAGAACGCATAAACTCATCTACGCAATAGTTTCTTGCTCTTGTGATTAGTGACTCATTGAACAGATAGAACATCTTAATATCCATCCCATATGCTTGACCAAGTTTCGCAAGGTCTGCTGTCGATTTACAATACATACCGTGACAGTTACCACCATACATTGGGGTTGCCACCATAATCTTTTTCTTTTTGAGTTCGCTCATTGGGATTTCAATGTTCATTCAATTTCTCCAGATTCAAATCATTTAAAAATATTATATACAAAAAAGGGTCGAATGTCAATTTATCCGACCCTTTATTTATACCGACTAAATTAGAAGTTAACTTCGTCTTCTTCAGTAACTCGTGTCACTCCCTCTGGAACCTCAGACCCATCATCAAGGACATCAGCATCGACCTTAGTGTAAAGGTCAGAGAAAGAAGTCTTAGTCTCATCGTCGAAACGATTGATACAAAGGTTAATGGCTTTCATACGGTCACCAAAGATTGAGAACGCTTTGGCAATGTGGACAAGACGACGAGTAGAAATGATTTCGTCAACACCACCATCGTAGAAAGTCTTACGAATGATATCTGCCCAGTCAACAAGTTTCCC